ATGCTCTAGCTTGCTGAATGCCAGTTAACCCCCTACCAAGAGGTCCGGCTGCTTGCATCGCTAACCCTTTAATTCGCCTACCTAAATTCCACGCATCGATAAGAAGTTTTAATATACCACCTAAAGATAGGGTCAATCCAGTGGCGTACGATGCTGCCCCCTTTACCTCACTAGATAATTGTTTAGTTGCTTTAGCTGCGCGCTCAGTCATCGTAGCGCTTTTTTTCATAGAATCTGCCGCGTCAGTCATCCCAGCTTCTAATTTAGCAATCTCCTTCATAGACTTTTTCATGTCTTTAGAACCGAAGGCTTTACCAAGAGACTTTGTTAGAGATGCTCCTAATGCATCAAACTTTTTAGTAACACGCTCAGCAGCAACTTCCAGCTGTTCCATCTGTTTCGCAGTTAGATTAGGACCATTCATACCAAATTATCCTACAGTATCTTCTTCGTTTATCTGCGCACGCCTTATAAATTTTTCATCAGAACCAAGTAATGAATTAAGATCTACCTTTCTAATTGGGGCAATGTCTTTACCCTTTTTCTTGTAAACAGCATCAAGTGCTTTTCGTACGATACTGGACGGGCGAGGAATACCATATAAACGCCCTGTTGCTTGTTGTCTTTTAAAATCCATATTTACATTTTGTCCTGGCACTTTTCCTGTCTTCTTATACTGTGCCTCATCCCGATACATTTCCGGGTTCATATACAACTTAAACATATCAGAAAACGCTGATGCAATATCTATTTTTTCTGTGTAATCTTTATCTATGCCACACAGTAACATAGTTTTCTGAAAGAAATTTAATTTCTGAAAATTGGGGTCTGTTGGGAGGACTTTAAAGAAGGTACAAATAACTAAATCATTTGATAAAAAAGAACTTATTCCTTTTCCTCCGATTTTTTTTTTAGATCATCAAACGTATCCACTATGCTGGACGCATACTCATTATACCTTCCGTACAAAGTGTCTAGAACTGGAATTGACATAATTTTATTCTTTATAACATACCTAGCCATTTCTAAAGGAGAAGGATATCTTTTATGCGCTTCATAAAATTTATCCACATCCGGCTTAGCCATAGCTAATGGTTGCCCATTTATCGTAACAATTGCGCGTGCTAACGTTTCTAACTGTTCTGTAACAGCTTGGCCAACAGTTGAATTAAATTTGAAAACTTCTTCAAAAATATCACGCAATTCTAGTGGGGAAAGTGTTCTATAAACAACAATTAAATCCAAATTTTCTTCAGGGATACTAAGAACCTTTAATGGCGCAGATTGTGTATACCCACGCGTAAACAACCCATCAAAAATAGAAAAGTCTGATACAGAAATATCTGAAGGAGAAACATCCTTTTTTGACATTAAGATACCCTTTCGTTTCGTAGTACTATTCTATTATACTTCTTCGCCAGTAACTGTCCGACACTCAAATGTCATACTTACAGCCACTTTAGCCGAACTTGTATCAATATCTTTTGTTACGCTTGTTGGTACACAATCTCTATACGTAATCACACGCGTACGGAATGCTGAAGTCTCTTCACCAGTAACATCAATTGTAGGCGCTGTTTGTGGTGAATTTATATTTTCTGGCTTATGCATTACTTCGTTAATATCCACAACTTGATTGAAATCCTCTATACTGTAGATCTGCACTCCAAAAGCCTGAAAAATAGCCTTATCGTATAGCTCTACTTGGGTAACGGTGACACTGATATCCGTTCCACCCCAGATAATTTCTTTTGTTTGGGGACCACGGGGGAAATAAATTTCACGAATACGCTCATGAGTACGCGTAAAATTTGATCCAAACTTCTCAAAAGATCCGATTGGTTCACCACCAACAGTGATCGAGTATGCATAGAATACTGAATGCTGTGTATTCGGAAAAGTCGCATGTGGGTAAGTCATTTAATACACCTCTCTAACTTAGAAGCTAAGGACGAACGTGAATGTTATGTCCATCCACTGTAACCCAAAAGCTGGCTTTATTTTACCCGTTACATTAACTCTTCTGGGCTCAGAAGAATCTTGTGTAGCCGTAAGGCTTTTATACTCTGCTACAATACTTCTATCAATCAAACTATCTAAAATTGACACGGAAGATTGTTTAATAGCTCCGGGTAAAGCACCCGTAATTGGGGAATTCTTATAAATCCGCCACAAACCTTCTCTCCAATATTTCTTGACGTAATCTTTAGTATCTTGTACACCAAGATCTTCGGTGAGCGCACTAGTAGTATCTGTGGTAATCGCCATAATATTCCTGGCGACATCACCACTAATCTTAGCGGGGGATACACCGCGTTGCACCAAATAGTTCGCCTCAGCGGGACTGTAATTATCATCGAACGTAACACCTGGAATAGTCTCATCAGAGATTGTCCGACCAATACCTACTGAACAAAGTTTGCCTGCTAACGCCGCATTATAGAAGCGCATATCATATGTATCAGTGACCCCAATACCGCCAACTTGCGTTGTAGTATTCGGAACCGCAGGAGCAACCATGCGCTCATGTGCATAACTCTGCGCAAACGTAGCTACAGCAACATATCCCTGTGCCTTCTCTAACGCACCGATAACTGTACGTTCTTGTTTGTTCTCGGGCTGTGAGGCCACAACCGCGTGGTTAAACAAAATCGTAGCTGCAGTCGTGGTATCCAACGTTCCAGAACTCATAGGAACCAAAAGTAATTTATAGTCTGTGATTTTCTCTAACGCAGTTATTACCTCTGTGAACTCTACTTCTAATTCAGAATTCGTAGGATTCTCACGGTCCACGGCCAAACGCGTATCCAACTGCGCTATAATTACACCGTTTGAACCAGCGTTTAATGCGAGCATTCCACCTACCGATACATCATTAATTTCCCCATCACTTTTTATAGTATTACCATGATCTGCGTAAATCAAATTTTCATCGAAATACAGTGTGGGAGTATACGCGGACGCTGCTCGCGTATCTGTATACGTGGTATAGTAATACTCCCCAGCCGTAGGGGCATCCGCCGCACCAGCCCAGGAGACTGTATTCCCAATTAATGTATAATCTGTCGTAGCTACATATTTCGAAATACCGGGCAAATCACCAATACTTGCAATAGCATTTACCGCCGTAGGTGCACTGAGGGTATCTGTACTTCCAGTCCCCCTAAGAATTTTCTCATTAGTGATTACCCGATACACATCGCCTGTACCGATAATCACAGGAAACCGCTCATAAGCAGCGGGGGCAACGTTACCAGTGTCGTTTACAATCCGTACTATAATGCCGGGTATGCGTATTGCCATAATTATCTCCTATCACACACACATATGCGAAGTTAGGCCATCAATTACCTGTTAAAGACTACCACTAAACCTTTTCAAATATTTAACTATTGTATGTACTTATTCAAATTCCATTTTTGCAGAAACATCGACAATAATATCACCTAAGGTTAATCTCTCATGTTCTATATTATCTTCCCAACGACCCAGTACTGTTAGTCCCAGCGTTTTTGTGTACACTGGGTGATCTATTCCGGGCTCAAAACGTTCCCCATCGCTACCAATGCTTAACCCCTCTGGTAAAACCAAATAATTTTGATCAAAATAGTACTTTGCATCTGGGTGTGATAAGAAGACGCACACAACATCAGTTAATCTATCACGTTCTTCCCCAGTATTTGCCCATATTTCAATGTCCAACGATACATTAAAGTCCCCGCCATATGATTTTATTTCATTTACAGTTGTAGAATCAACTACTTCAGTATCATTCCTAAGAAGATCTCTAGAAAATGAAACATATTCCATGGCTCCAGTAGCATCCCCCACAGTTACAAACGGTAACTCTGGACGGGTAGTCCATGACCCTTCCTTTACTGAATATGGTTTATTTGAAAACACATAATTCTTTGTTCCATCATAAAACTGTAATTGTCCCTTAGAATTAGCATAAAAAATATAGTTAAGATATTTAACTACAAAATCTTTAATAAACCATGTTCCACGAAACCATGTAGTTAACGCAGCCATAATTAACTCCCAACCTCATAAGAAATATTATATATGCTACTACGTGGATCCAATTCTACCATATCAAAGTGTTGAGATACCAAAATATTTTCAATATAAATAGGGGTATAGTTAATTATCTGAAAACGCTGACTTGTTGCGCTTCTAATCACAATGTCATGTTCCGCTACTTGTGGACTATACGGCGGCGGTACCGTCCAAAAATCCGACCGAGTTTCTCTTAAAAGACCTCCATCAGTAATTACAAAATCTGACTGAACGCCTGGGAATGCAAGCAAAAATGCATTCGGTTTATTCCGGCTACGAATCTTAGAATTAGACTTCCTCCATTGATCGAACCCAAATAAGGATCTTTGAAAACCATCCCCGTCATCCACCACAGGTTGCATGCCGGAAAAGTTGACCTTTGGATTAATCGTACCAAAATTAAAAATTGACGTATTCGTGCTTGTAAATGGGGGCGTATTAAACACCACATAAGCGGCATCAGGGATTGCCACACCCTCATTTGTCATCTCATCTTGGTATAAATCGAACGCATATTCTGATCGATCTTCAATAAACGAATACTTATCTACTGCGGACTCCCACACAGAAGTCGTAGCAGACGCCTGTACAGTCGCTGTAAGCGTTCCAATATCTGGATAGGACGTACCCCTGTCAGTGGTCGCTGACCACAAGCAGTACCGCATATAACCCGTGTCAGGGTCAACCGAGTAGGACCCCGCAGACGCAGTTTCGGTAATCGTGCTTACACTGCGTGCACTTTTTTGGAACGTAGTCCCATAACGCGACTTGCGCTGCAGCAAGTAACACGCCTCCCCACCGACCTCAAGTAAGGTCATATTTTGCTTCACGGCTAAACTTAGAATTCTAGTTGATCGCCGTGTCTTATATGGGCGTACCCAGAAAGGCAATTAATCAAACTCCGCAGTAAGTTCAAATTTTACAGCATCACCAGGACCAGTCCACGACGGCGATACCACATACGCATGCAATGTCCACCAGCCCGCTTCATCCCAATCACCATCCTGCACGGTGTATTGGAGTGTTGTGTACTCCCCCATTGCATCAGCCGGACCTAACTCAGCTACCCACGTAATACGTTTGCCAGACGGCTTACGCACAACAAAAGATAAAGATGTCGCATCAGATATGGCTTGCCCAGCAGCTACTCTAATAACCGTTCCGATAGTTTCAACATAATGTTTGCTCATGTTTTTTTTACCTACCTCTAAATAAAGAATTTTCTGCAAATATGAATTTATAATTAATGTTGTATCTACATATGATTTGCCTAAAAATGCAGAAAATGAATCATTATCATCCATCAATTTACTAATATATGAATCAAGTAAAAGCATATTATACGAATGCACTACTCAACATACGCGACCAAAAACCACTAGGCATAGCAGACAATTGCCGTGCAGCACGCACACCACCAGGCATCCATTGGAACATAACCATACCTTTTGAACGGTACTGTTGTTTAAACTGCATAAGCTGCTTATCAAAACGCGAAGTCAATGTAGCCAAGTATTGCGATATCTTCCCAAAATGATCAATCACTAGGCTATTACCGCCTAATGAATAACTATAATCTGTATCTATCGCGAATATTCCTTGCGATTCTAATGCCGCAATTACGGCTGCGTCTGTAAGAATCATCCCATATTGTCCCCACGGAAAGTTTGCGGGACTAAACCCAGTGTACGGAGAAACTGCATTGATCATCTGTGCGCCACGTTCTAAGTAGTATATCAAATGTTTATCATCGTATCCGTAGAACATCTGTACAGACGGGTCATTCTCGGCATTGTCCATATTTTCGATAGGATCCGAGATAGACTTCCTAGCTTTATCCACCTGAACACGCAAAGCAGCCGCACGCGCAAAGAACACCGCAGGCTCGCTTTTTATGAATATATTCTGATTAATAATCTCACCACGCAGAACACAGCGGAACGCAGCAAGGTATTCCCGAGTATATGTAGACGTATCTAAGTTATACTGGTATACACCAGGAGCGGGATGCACGATTTCTGCACTACCGCTTGGACCAAATGTTAGTGTAATTGCAGTAGTATTATTTGAAATATCAATAAGAGTAAATGTACTCGTCCCGTAGACATCAACAAGAGTGTCCGTGTTTGGATCCCGAACAAAGATAGTTAAATACTCTGTTTGGTTTGCAAGAAACACATCAAAGTCTGTAAATGACTGCGCCATCAAGTACCACCAAATAGTACCTTTTTAAGATCGCGAACAGAAGCATCGAATTTACGTGCTTCAGAATTCAGGTACATTAATTTAACTTGCTTGTCGTCTTTATCCACCAAATCTATAGAAAATTTAAAAGATTTTCCTAAACGTTTCGCAGACGTAAGCTCGAATCCCTGCATATGTAAATACGCAGCAAAGCTTAAATCATTAGTGTACAATATGTTAGACATGCTCTAAGTTCCAGTGGTCAAATACAAAACCTACTCGATAATCCTCATCAACGATTGCCACAAAATTAGCATCATCCAAACTACCTGACCCAATTACTTCTAACACTTCATTAGCAAATAACCTATGGGAGACTGCGCTTCCAGGCTCAAGCTCATCAAGAATTGATGACCCCGTTACCTGTGCAATAATCTCTTTAGACTCTTTACGCATACCTGACGCAACACTTTTCATCTTACTTTTTTCAGAAGTTTGCGATAAGATATACTCACTATACAAATGAAAACCAAGATCTTTTACACGCGCATTAATAAATGACACACAATGTTGGATAGCATTGATCTCAGAGGCGCGCTCAAGAATACCGATAAAAGAATCCTTTGTTACGCCGCGTGTAATATACCAATGTTTATCTTTTGGTTCTTTTTTATGATTCCCAATAACCTTAGTAATAAAAGACCCAAACGTACCTTTTGATGCTTTTTTAAGAAGTTTGGTACTTCCACTGAAGGTATCGAACAAGAAGATATGAAGACTTTCTAACCATTCTTCTGGGTGTGCAATATCCGCTTTCTTTGCAAAGTCAAGTATCTTATCTATATCGCCGTCATTACTTTCCCAAAATGATTCCCAATTTTCTTTATGCACCTCTGGGAAATGATAAAAATTATAAGGAATATCCATTCCCAGCCCATGTTTCTGTGCGGTAAGTAGCGGCATTTCTCTCTCCTATTATGATAAGTATGGGGGAAACTTTCGTCTCCCCCATACTTTTTCTTATCCTTCTTGAATTAATCTGTTAGACTGGTCTCTTGCCCAATCTTGAATTTTAGGAAACACACCATTTGCAACCAAATAATTATAATCATTAATATTTAGGATCTCTTCTTGCTCAAGCAAACGTTCCATCGCTTGTTGCTCAGTCAACGCAGCATGCCGCGCCTTCAAGCAAATATCCCCAACCTTGGTATTAACATCGGTATGCCCAAGCTGACTTTTTGACACAGGAGGATTTTTCTTACGAAGCTCGTTACGCTTGTTTCCCTTACCATGATCTAAGATGGCACTGATCTTATTTGCCATAGCGTCTTTACGCCCCTTATTCTCAAGGTAGTAATCCTCAGCAAACTCTGGATCTAAAACCTCTAAAATTTCAGAACGTACAAGTTTGTACAAATCCATGCACTCGCTTAAAAGCTTAGGAACAACTTGGTCTGAAAGACATACAGGATCATTCCCTGGAGGAACTACAACGACGTCTACCATAGCGCCATTACGAACTTCCATAACAACGTTTGCCGGTTCTTTACCCGTTACTTTATGGTAGCAATTTTTTACCCAGACTTCAGAACCATCTGCGAACAACGATTGGAGTGTTAATCTTTTGTACTGTTTCGATTCTCTTTTTTTTACCATTACCTTCTCCTCAGTTTGACTTTTCGTTTCGGTACGTAATTGCACCATTGTACAAAGTCTACTCTCATACGAATAAAAAGTTTAAGTGTTGTATAAAAAAATGGGGGATGCTAATGAATAGCACCCCCCTATGTTATATCGGGCGTTATAAGCGTTACTTGCGCGAACGCTTAAGATTCTCAGAGCGTTTTCGCAAACGTGCTTTTCTACTTTCTCGAAAAGACTCAAGCATATCTTTTGCTTTTTTGCGTTTTGCTGCGATAGCCTTAAGACGTCTCTTAATAGCCGCTTTCTTCGTAGTCGGTGACCTACGAACCTTGCGAGTAGCTGCGCGTGCTTTTTCGACTCGCTGACTAGGCTGTTGTACCGCACCCTTAACTTTAGGGATACGAGATCGGCCCTCTTCCAAAACCCTAGCTAACGCCCGCTTAATCAGTGAAAAACCATCTGGTCCACAACCATCCAATTTTGCACAGTAGTAATCCACTTTAGCAGCCAAATCGTGATGACCTTCACGCTCAAAATACTCAGCGGAAAGATCTAGACGATTTTGCACTGCTTCTTTGGAAAATGTACTAGCTTTATTCTGGTTGGACTTTTTTGTCCTACGGTCCATTTCATCCTCCGCAATATACAAAGCCGCTAGTGTAATTTCACTACGGAATGATTAGAAAAAATATACTACTTACAGTAATATAATACTGTAAGTAGTACATTAATCATCAACTTACTTCTTAAGTCTTGGACCCGAGGGCCACACCAGCTGGATTGACCAGAACCTGACTGATCAACTCATACCAGAACCAACCTTGACGAGGTCTACCTTCCATGAACTCATTTACTGGCTCAGAGAAAAGCTCGACACGAATAGGCATACCACCCAAGTACTCAGGAGCAGTAACGGCCACAACTTCGCCAGGTTCCAAAATCTCAAAAGTCTGAGTACCGGCAGTTGTGATAATCATGGCATTCAATACTGTACCAATATAACCAGCCAAGATTAATTCGCGTTGGGTAACTGGATCAACCTGTTGTGACAAGGTATTCACCAGATCGCTAACTTCTTGACGATGAATAATGAACTTATCACAAATCAACCGATGCCGTTCAATCTGGTACCGGATGGATTCCAACGCAGCCAAGTTAAGAGTGGCAAACGCTGTGGTTGTGTTTACTTGATTAGCACCAGATTGCAACAGATTAATCAGCGCCAAATCTTCTTGATACTCAATCGCCATACGCGCACGATCTTGGACACGTGCTAAGATATCATACTGCGCACGATACTTGTCTTTGATCTCGATTGAGGGATAAGCAGTTACTTCAAACTCTGGGGGATAGATGTAACGTCCCTCGACAACGGATTGTGGAGTCTGACCATCTTCTGCGATGACCCAGGCCTTCACATATACATCCTTGTCGTAACGAACCACTTCACCGGCTTTTACGGTTCTTGGCGCGAATACTTTGCGTGCAAGTCCCTCATAGTCGATAACTTCTTTGATCGGATTTAAGAGACCCTGGCCGACCTGACGGAATCCTTCACTACTTGGATCCGAAAATGCTTCTCGAATGATAGCATCGCTCTCATCAGCGCCCATTCCATCACCGGCAAACGAAGCGCTTTTTTGCAGATCAACAGTATATGATCCGTCACTGATCGAATCCAACACATGTTGGATCGTATGCAGCGCTTCTTTGGTGTTCGAGGCGTTCAGTTCGCCGCGATTGTTAAACATACGTTCGTTGGCGGAACGAGACAACGATCCAGACCGACGGGTACGTCCAACGTTTAGGGGATTAAACTCGTCCCCAGTGGCCCGGTCTACATTTACCATGCCGGAAGCCTTCTTTACATAGGGATTAATCTTACTCATTTGCTTCCTCCTTAAAAAATCAAACGGTTAATATTGGAATAGACTCCCGGCCTACCCAATTATGCAGCTACCGTAACCTGTTGTACGCCCAAGAAAGGATCAGACGCGGTAGGAACTTTAACCACACGGCCACAAGCAGAAGTATACGTACCAACGGTAGTCCACAGACTGTTTGCGTCAGAATACAACGTAGAATTCAGTGTATAAGTCTGGGTAGGATCATACTGATCGGTATAAAGCAGTGCATCACCAGTACAAACGGTAATCTTACTTGATCCGAGAGTATCATTAGGCTGACGATCATAATTCTGACCAGCAGCAGTCCACTGAGTGGACACGTTATCCCAGTACACTTCAGCGTTTTGCACGGTATAGCGGTACCACACAAGAACACTAGCTAACGCAGCAATCGCTCCGCCAGCAACGCGGGTTACGACACCATTAGCCGCTGCGATGGTATAGTCAACACCCTGGGTATAAACTGTCGCACCATCTGCACTGGTTACTTTTACAAAAGCAGTACTAGATACATTACCCTTGCTCAAGTTAATCGTACCAGCGGCACTGAACGTACCTGCTTCAACAGTTGCACGCAACCAACTTGCGGCAGCATCTTTCCAGAAAGTACCGATAGGCACTGTTCCAGATGCGCCAGTAGTAGCGACAGCCGATCCACCGGAGGTTGTTAAAAACGCAACCATACCAGCATAGATATTAACATTACCGTCAACATCGAAGAACGGGCGAGAATAAGCATAACCTCTTTTTTTATCTAGCATGTTTCTTTCCTCTTTTAGTTTTGGCGGTTCAAAATCAAAGTGTTTATAAGTGAACTTTAATTCCGGCTAATGCCAGAAAGCTTCGGCTTAGGCAACGCCATACTAATCCGCTCGATGTCTTGAGCATGCGCAGTTGCACTCGTTGCAGTTGAGAGAGGCAAAGACGCCCGAGATGCACGTGCACGCATTTTCGCAGCACGTTCACTACGCACATCTTCTTCCATCTCGTCCATGTCTACTGGCTCGCCAATATCCATGTCACCGATTTGCGATTCCAAATCCACAAAAGATTCGTCAGACATGTCCAAGTACTCTTCTGCTTTTTTAAGTGCGGCCTCAAAATGAGGAACTACAGCACTTGCGAATACTTTTTCAATTACTCGGCCAGGATTTTCCACATCCAAGTCACTCAGCATTTCAAACCAAGCACCTTTTAGTGGATTGTCTTCTAGATTCTTTTGTTGTGCAGTCAAAGCTAAACGGAAAGCGCGAGCAAATCTTCGACCGAAATCATTAGCATAAGATTCCTTGTTAAAGGATGCTTCCACGTCAGTTTGGTCAGGCTCAACACGTGCTACCTGCTCTACTTCAACTTGGTCTTCATCAGATCCTAGTTTTTCTGGGAAAGACGGCTTATTGTCATCACCCAATCCTGGTTTGTTACCTAAGCCGGGCTTATCACCCAATCCAGGTTTGTCGCCCAATCCAGGCTTATCATCTAGGCCAGGCTTTGACTGCATTCCAGGTTTACCATTTCTTTTCTCATCAATCTTTTGCTTCAGAGCGTCAGGCAATCCTCTACGCTTACGATTCTGCATACCTGGGGGTTGATTATCTTTCTTCCCTGGCAAAACATCGTCGCCATCATCGTCGCCATCATCTCCTTCATCTTTATCGAAAAGCGGCTCAGCTGAATACTTTTGCATGGCAGCTTCCATGCCCATCTCAAATACATCTTTGATTACTGCTTTAGCAAAAGCTTCTGTGGTAAATTCTTCCGCAGCGTCTGTGTTAGCAATCGTGTAGTACGCATCGTCTGTGTACTTGTCTACCACGACCCACGCATCACCAGATGCACTAAGATCCATAGCCATATGAGATGCTTTGAGGCGGTACTGGCCCCAATCTTCAGGCTTGGATTTAATGGTTCCCTTGGCAGGTGGGGGTACTTGTTGCTTGTATTTCTTGTTCTCTGGGGTGCCGTACTCGAAATCTAGCTCTTCAGCTTTCTTCTCAGTCTTCGCCTGTACTTTAGCTTGCAACCGAGCTTTGCGAGCCGCACGAAGTGCTGCATTGTTCTTAGCGTTAGGCATTTTTAAATCCTCCTTACGGACTAATCGATTAGTACTGTTCTGTAAACCGAATTCTCCAGACGAAACTCCAGAAGAATCCTCTTTCTTGACTTCTTCAAGACGTTTTTCAAAATCGGTAGATTCGCCGGATTCACCTTGCATCATATTAACTAATGTATTTACCGACGTTGACAAACCTTCTAATTGATCTCCGATGTTTGTAACTTTCTTATCAAGCTCTTCTATCTTCTTTTCTTGTTCTTTCTTTTCTCGAATTTCTTTCTCAATATCTTGCTCAATCTCTTCTTTAGATTTTTGAGGAGCAGGTGCGCCAGGTGCTCCTGGGGGCATTGGAGGCTTAGGCATTGCACCTGGCGCAGGAGGTTGCGGTTTAGGCAGGCCACCTGGCATAGGGGCACCACCTGGAGGTGCAGTTACAGGATCTTGTCCGGGAGGTGCAGGAGCAGCGCCTGGTGCAGACGGCATGGGAGCTTGTTGGGCACGCTTTGCAAACGCAGCGGTCTTTTTTGCTACACGTGTTCGAATGCCCTGTAATGCTTTTGCCATGCTAGCTCCTAACTATACCCAATTATGCTGTTAATTAAAAATTTAATTAAACTTTCGTTTAACTTTTATTAAGAAAATAATTGATCAGCTAAACGCAACATTGCTTCTGGTAACTTTCCTGAATTTGCTGCAAAAAATCTAGCTATTTCATGTTGATCAGAATCACTAACCAATGTCGATAATATCGAAAATGCTGCACGAAGATCATTAACACTAGCTTTCTTAGCTGCGTATCTTAACAAAGCTTGTGTCGTTGCCTTAGGATCAGCAGGATTTCCAACAGCTGATAACTCCTGGTATTCAACCCCCTCACAATCCTCATACACAAGCTGCCCATCAATGTGCGACATCTTATAAAATTGGAGATGATTACATAAATTTCTATCACTGGTTGCACGTTTATTACAAATACTACAAGTTACCGCTTCGCAAATACACCCCATTGAAAATGAATCTATCTCACCACTAAGTAACCCATTTGCCATAGGTGGATCTTTTGATGTATCCATAGCAACGAGGGTTAACACATGCTTGTCGTCACGATCACCAGTGACATAATATGCATCAGGAATAAACCCGCGTGCCGTCTTTGGGTCATCCGCAGCATGCTCTACATGTAGTGGATCATTACGAAGTGTTTGAAATACTAAACAACGATGTGCTGCAGAAAAGCGCATCAATTCATCATGCTTAAAATTATCACCATTATTATTAGGTATGTCTGCAGTTACAGCACGAGGAATTGGGAAGATATAATCATTAATATCGTCAGATATGTCATAAACCTTTGATACAGCCGTCAAGACATCCTTTGATAGGAGATTAAGAGCAGTCTCAATCCCCTCTTGCTCAGTTTTCTTTATATCGTCGTTTTGTGCAGCCAACTTAGAAAAGCGACCAGAGGATTGATAAACGCCAACAATAGGTGCCTTAGCTACCTTGTAGAATGCCATAATACTCTCCTGTACATAAAGTAGTAACGAGGAGTATTATACGGCACTTATTGTATGATTATTTAACTGCTGATATGATAAGGACTTACTTCTTATGCAGATTCAACCTTTTCTTCATCCTTGCCTTCATCCTTGCCTTCATCAACATTTTTTTGAGCTTGCTGCTCAGCAGCAGTAACTCCCTGGCCACACTTTCCACAAACTGTCCCGCCACGAGGGATCTTCGCACCACAGCGGCACAAAACGTCTTCAATAGGTGCAACACCTGTTTTTTTAAAGCTCATCATTTTCATCCTTTACGCAAAAGCGTTTGTAATCACAGTGAAAACAGTACTTATAATCAAAATTCTGAGAATATTCACAACCATTTGAAAGCAACTTACGTACATTACTGTACTTTTCCTCCGCTTCTTCCATCATTGCCTCTGATATCTCGTACTCGTGCCTACCCTTCTTCTTGTCTACTTCCTTAAGATATATATACATACCGCTAACTTTAGCATCTGGGTCTATCTTTTGGCGAACCCAAATACCATATGAAGGCAACTGGACTGAAGCAAGCTCAGCCTTCTTTGAAGCAACCTGCCCAGACTTATAGTCTACCACACGATAATGGTTTTCACCTAATTTATCTACCCTATCAGACTTAAGCCAAACAACTGCTCCACCAATAGCAATCTTTGCTAACTTTTCAACACTAAATACATTGGGTGGCTCTTCTAAAGACTTTATGTATTCAATATATTTTTTAAGCATCATTTTAATTTTCTTTACATCATCAGGTTCTAACATTCCTGACTTTAGTTTTTCCTTTACTTTATACGTCGCATATGCTTTTTTAAAAAAATGTGACGCATCTTTGCGCCAGTTTATCTTACTAGACATGCCGACTTTATGACAGTCCTCTAGTACCTTGTGTGCAATATTCCCAATCACAAAATACTTATTATCTTTTTGCTTAAAGGGTTGAGACAGATATGTGTACTTAAACAACCTACGACACCCATAAAACGTATCAATTTTTGTCGGAGATAACGTCAGAGTTTTTGGGTCTTTAGCCATGCCACCACTCCAATAAATGCTCGGTGTTTACCTGGCAGCGTTGCAAAAGACTTCGTAAGCTTATCAACTACAGGATCTTTGCGGTATGCCATAAAATAATACGCCGCCGTAGTAAACCGTTTAGCATGCCGTCCTGCAGCTGTACGTGCATTATACCCAATCGGTGCAAGGTGTTGCTCAAACAACATATTCATCGCGTACCCACGTACCTCAAAATACGTGCGCCAAGGTGCTGGCAGTGGTGCAGCAAAGATTAAAAAAAGTAAAAACCATAAAGAAAAAAATGAAAGTAACGCTCCCAAAGCTAATATCTGTGGGAACAAGTATTTAACAGAGAATAACGTATGAGTATCCCTGTCTACCATATGCACATATTCATGTGAAAGAATTTTAACAGCTTTATGCTTGGATTTCTCTAACCACTCTTTAGACGGGAAATACACAGTATTGCCAATAACAGTAGTATAATTACTCATAAAATCTTTATTGAAAAACAAAAGTACACTCATAACCTTCATAAATATGCTTTCATTTTTAAACTTTATTTTTGCACCCTTTATATCCTTTTTGACTACATTATCAAAAAATTCTTTTAGGATATCAGGCATTTTTTGACCCCTTATTGTAGTCAGCTATGCTCGCGATTAATTCGTCTATGGTCATATTACCTCGTAAATATGTTCTAAAATCCCCCATTTCAATATTAGGACACGTTTTATTCGTATTAGGATCCTCATAATGTCCAAAGACGTCTTCAACAGTAAGCTCTAAGAAATCTAGCAAACTCCATACAAGAAATTTAGCACGATTTAATTGGGCTGCAGTAAACACATCTACACCAACTAAACAGATACCAATACTTTCCCCATTACGGCCAGCAACATGTGCCCCAATCTCATCTGGAGAAAATGTAGGATCATCATCAAAATGTCTTCCAGGCTGTATTTGCCCATCAAGAAATGGGAAGTACTTCACGTCAGGAAAAGGCCTACCATTCAAAATAATATAATGATACCCTACACCTGACCACCCACGCTTTTTATGCCATTCATCAAATACGAGAACATCACCATACGCGGAGGCTGAACAATGTATGAATATTTTTTTAACTTTTAATTTTGTAGCCATTATATTTTAAACTCCTTTTCATCTAACAGATCATCAATCCCTTCATCCGTTGTTTCTTCAAGATACGAACTCAATTCCTCAAATTTTGAATAGAAGTTATTTTCAGAATTCATAGCCAATGCATCATCTACCACTTCTGCTACGTCATCCGCATGAATCATGCCTTCTTTATTCGTGTACTCCTCAACACCATCACTGATAGCATCAGAAATCTCGCTAACAACACCAGAGATATGCCGATCACGTAAATATGGATTATATCCAGCACGCTTTTTACTTACCTCTTTCAAAGCTTTTGAAGCTGGAGGCATACCCGGCGCAGGGGGTTTACCGGGCTTACCTGGAGGGCCTGCCATAGGAGACTGGGGTGCCTGTTGTCCAGGAATGCCATAAATTTCTGGGTGCTCTTGTTTATACGTGCGTTCCTCAGAAATATTCTTACGCTCAGACTCAATGTCTACACCAGCACCCATAGCGTACGTTCTGTCGGAAACAACCCCCCGCTCTTTGAGATCGCGCCAAACATTAAGAATCGCAACGTCCTGCAGTGATTCTAATGTTTTCTTCCATTTAATCTTAGGAAGAATTAATTCAACTTCGTCTAACGGTTTTTTAATACGTATCCTATGCTCTAGTTCAGCAGGAGTCCGTTTATAAAATTCATGAATCTGTGCAATTGGTTTACAAATCTTACGAATCATCCATTGATTTTCAAACATCATACGCAAAGCAAACAGACGTTGTAATAGTGTTTGCATGCCTACAACACTAGACGCGAACGACGCTTCACCGACAAGGAATGACTTAGAAACACCTAACCCAATAAGCTTAACACGCTCAATAAAGTCCCATTCTTTGGACAAGGACAGCATACGGTCAGACACACCAACAAGCTCTGCGCTAACGTTATGGTGCATAATGATCGCACCAAGTGGATCTGATTCAGCCATAGACAACATTTCTGCGAAAGCTGCCTCATCATCCTCATCCGGCAACCACCCAGTAGTCGGATCACCGAGTTTAAATATTCGAAGCGGTGCAGCATTTCTTTGTGCAACAGCTAATGCCGCATTCACTAAGAAATCTTCATACATAATAATACGATAAATACGCGAATACAACGAAGTTCCACGTACATCCGTTGACACAGATTGGCGTGCTAGGAAGGTAGTATTAAGTGGATCTAACGGGACTTCCTTATTCGCACGGAAAGCATTTACTACTTCTTTTGGTAGTATCTTTTGCAATTGGCGGATTCTAGGATCAGTCGAATTCAACAATCTTTTAATTTCAGGTGTAGGCAACAACCACAGTAATGGTTGTTCCGCGACCAGCCCAATACCTTCCGCTCTAACGTAATCTGGATTATGCGGAATTATCCTATTCCAAATACCCCGCGTAGCATCAAACATATTATGTAAAACAAGTTCACCAGAAACAAGATAATCGCGTGTAAAACCAGTAAGTTTTGGCAAAAGATTTAATTCAGAAAACATATCTTCATAAATATGTTTAATGTGCTTATCATCTATTCCTGCCAAATCAAACTCTGACCAAGGAAGTTCAGCGTACATATCTGTAGCTGTGGCTACCGCTGCATCGCGTTTGTACACTTCTCTGAAAATAGAGTTAGCTACCGCTCTATTTTTTGGGTAATAAAATTTATCAGGAGTAGACCAACGATAATCATAATAAAGCGGAGATTGCGCTAAAGACTGTCCACCACCACGCGACGCACTACCTGCTCCAGCACCACCACCAAGGGATCCCATAGACCCACGCCGTACAAGGCCCTTACTACCATGCATAGCAAAAGGTGGACGACGAGGTGCTGGTCCACGATCTAATGATGCATCATAAGGCGAAGTAACCGCAGCCCTACGAATATTGGAATGCTCACCAGCAGTTATTATTAATTTTCCATTACGCGCCATTTTTAAGCCTGCCAAAAAATATCAGAAGAGGTTAATAAAAGTAACAATTTTTCTTCTAACCTAGTTGGAGCGCATTCTTTACACGTGTGGCACCCAGAATACGGACAAACACCTTTATAAAACATAACATAGTCAGATACGCCACAAACAGGATTATGTACCCCCGTTGTAGCTACAGACTCGCACGCTATAGAGGTGTCAGACATGCAGACATCCGCATGAGAATCAAACATTAGATGTGAAGTATTCACTTTCATTAATTGCAATCTTCTTTATCGTTTCGATGTTTACAGCATCACCAAGATTAAATAATGCCTGCAACGTTGCTTCTCTTGCTTGAGAGTCTGTTAGATTATACTTAGAACGCAGAACTACCATTGCATGACCTAATGGGCCTAAAAACTCAACAGACCCATCTCCAAGATCTAAAGAGTACATTCTAGAAAACCTATCATAATAAAGCTGCATAATTATCTCCGATCCTTACTAGAAAATAATTTTTGTGCAGATTTAATTTGTATGTACTCCTGATGCGACGCAACAATCGACGTTACTTCCTCTACTGCGCTGTGCAATACACCTTGTGCAGGCCCATCCCATAAATCATATCTTTTTGCGCTTGTAACATTTAATACATTACTTGAATTCTTTTTATACTCATCAGGAATAGATTCAACATTATCCACAACATAATCTGAAAAAACTTTTACTAAATTTGCAATTACAGTAGTACACTCTTCAGGGGTTCCATCATCTAAATCCGCAGCATCTAAATACGCTAAACGAGAATTTGCAAAAGACAACATCTCTGCTAACTTCTGAAGCCGCGCTTTATCACGCGTTATCGCAGCACTTTTTGTACCGTCGTTTGTGCTTGACACTAGGTCTAAAGCTGCCATCGCGTCTACCACAGTTTTACCAACCACACGCATCGAACGCACAAAGTGATCAATAGATGACGTTTGTTCCAACGTAGACAACCCAGCAGAACGTGTCATCTCAGTACGATCTAATTTATTTAAAATATTTTCCGCATTCTTCTCTAATTCATACGCTTTTGCCAATTTCTTCGATAAGGGTTTATCTACATCCTCTGCCGAGATAACCAACTCAACTGAGGGAGCATGCGCTTCCTTTTTCGTAGTTCCAACCACACGAACGTGTACGCCTTCACTATCAGCCCGTACAAAACGACACACATATCCATTATTTAAACAAACAAGATTTCCAGCGCGCACAGTTGTAAACGGGCCATTATTAAGAATTTCTCGTGCATAACTTTTAGATTCATTCATCGCATATGTGATAGCAGCAGGCGGATATTCAGCATCCTCCAACACAGCTTCGATTTCGTCCCAGTTCCACCCCATTGTCCAATATGCGACTGCACTTTGTTTAGCTTCCTCTTTCGTATCTGCCTCTGATACGATAAGGATATGATCTTGCTTAGCCAACTTTTTGCGCTTATCATCATCTTTAATTGACCCAGAGATATTTCTCGAAAGGTCATCCCAAGCAATGCTACCGCTAACTTTCATAGCTACCTCACTATTCGGCGTCTATTTTACAGACTGTACCCTTACAAATACATAACTCTTCTGCAGTTCCGCCTTTAAGCTCTAAAACATATTTAGCCTTAGACGTCCACTTATCAGAAGTTCCTGGCTTCGCATCTTCAATTACATCACCGACAATCAAATCATTTCCATCGTCCAAAAGGAAAAGAATATCTATAGGAAAATCAACAGCACCCATATGGAAGGTTACTTGCTGTTGCGGGTAAAAGGGAAAGAGCATACCCTCGCCATCATCCAAACCATCAACAACTTCAAGCCCAGCCGCTTTAGCCATTGCATCTTCAGCTACTAGTGCGGAGAACTCGTGATCGCCAACACGGACAGCCGTAACGCTAAGATTATGCGCTGCTACGCGTTTACTCGCAGTTGTCATATCAAGTTCAAGAGCGGGGTCGTCCGACTCCCCGAAATCTAGTGTTCTTTCTGGCTCTTTTCGCCAATCTTCTGGTGCTTCCTCTGTCTCAGTTTTAAATGTATTACTTTGCAGTGCTGAGGATAATTCAGTGTACAGTTCACGTAAAACAGACGGATCATATATACGTGCAATAGCCGCTGTAAGCCGTTGAACAACCGTCATTGCCGTATTAGGGTCTACTTTAAGAAACATAGACTGCAGTACAGGATTGTCAAACACAGCGTTCTCAGGAATCGAAGTAGCATATGCATCAAGCAATGTAAGAACAGATCTCTGTCCCTGCTCATAATTTGAAAAATCTTGAGCTAAGAGAGACATAAACGCAGCAGACAATACTGCTGGATCAACATCTCCACTTGCTTTAAATTTTTTCCAAGCAGGAAGAAACTCATCTTCAAATTCTTTAAGTGAATCAATAACCGTATTCAAATGAAAAGATGCCGTATTATCCTTAACACTGTTTGAATTTAAAAGATCTGATAAACTAGTATCTGATAACGTAAAATTTTTAAATCTATAAAAACACTCACTTGTAGAAAACCCGTCTTCCTTTACCCCGTAAATATGTTTATGTCGATCCGACCAAATTACGTCTATCAAATACGTTTCTGCACTGTCTATTGACTCAAACTTTTTAATTGATTTTCCATAATAACACTGCGCTACTACAGCATACTCATTTGATAATACCTCATCATCGTCTAAATTTAATTCAGACAAACTAAAATTTTCAAAAGTATAATTACAATAATCGGTACCAAAACCATCTTCCGTTATATTGTGGGCATTTGTTATTACCTCTAATACATACTTTT